TTAAAGGAATCAGTAAGTTTATTGGTAGTGCTTTTGTTATAGGTATCAATTCCCTTGCAAGGGCAATGAAAGGAGATGGTATGAGTTCTTGGCAGAGAATATTCTTCTTTGCTAAGGGTATAGTAGCATTTGGTGCAATATTAATAGGATTGAAATGGTTGAATCCTCTTAGAATATCTAAGACTATGAAGGAGATTGGTTTCGTCTTCAAAGGGTTTAATAATGCACTGTTTAATTTTAGAAATGCACTAAGAGCAAAAAAAGGTTTAAGAGCACTTACAAATAAAGGTGGTATTGGTGGATTAAAATATGGTAAGAACTTTGCCAGAATGGGTAAGTATGGTCTTATAACAACTGGTGTACTTGCTACAGGTGCCATTGTAAATGACATGGTTCGAGGAAATGATGGTTCAGGTGAAGATGGAGAAGACGTACCAGAAAGAAAATATGGTGGAGAGTTTAGTACAGGAAGAAAGTTAAGCAAATATGGTGGTCTGATCAGAGGTCCTGAGACTGGTTATCCAGTTTCAATGGATGGAGGTAAATCTACATCATTCATTGGTCATGGAACTGAACAAGTTGTAACTAACAGAAAGGGTGGTGGGTATGTAATACCTATTAATAACTCTGCTACAAGAGCAAACCCATATTTAACAGACTTTAACCGAATGGCAGCTGCGGGTATGGCTCCAGAATTGTTCTTAGGTGGAGTATTTAAAGGTCTTGGTAACTTAGGATCAGGAAAAACTTGGGGTGGTGGTAATAGAGGGACAGGAAGAGATGGTGGATTTGGTATGGGAACATATGGTAGTGGTCGTCCAAGTGACGGAGCACAAACTCAGGCACCAACTAAGAATCCTGGTTTATGGGGTCAAATTGGAAACTTCTTAACTAAAGGTGATGGGCAGAGAAGTGGTGCCCAAATGATTGGTGGTATGTTTGGTAATGAGCAAGCTGGTGGTGCTATTGGTAATATTCTTGGTATATTCCAAGGTGGTGGTAGTGGAGAAAATGGTAAGGCAACTGGTTGGGATATTATAAAAGGTATTGGTGGTGTTGCAGGATCCTTTACAGGTGGTAAAGCAAGTGGTTGGATTAATAGTGCAATGGGTATTGGTGATATCTTAAAAGGAGATGGTAATTGGCAATCAAAATTCAGAGATATTGCAGGAGCATATGGTAATAAACTTGCAGGTCTGATCGGTGGTAAGACTGGTGATACTGTCGGTAATTTCTTAAATTCATATTTTAATGGTACTGCAAGTGGTGGTATAGGAGGAATATTGGGAGGAGCAGCATCTGCTGCAGGTACAGGTCGTCTTGCTGATTTAGGTAATCATGCAGGATATACTGGTGGAACAAATGTTAGAGATCCAGAAGGAGGAATAGGTGCTGCAAAGATACTTGGTCGAAGAATGTTGGATCGAGGTTACACAGTATTTGGTCATCCTAATTTTAGAAATAATAAGTTTGCAAAAGAAATTGGTGCCAATCATAAAGGATTTGATGCCAGTGGTAGATCTCCTGTAGGTGGAGGACCTTTACATTCAAAAGGATTAGGATTAGATATTGCAGATTATAGACCAGGTGGTGCAAAGGGTAGATTAAGAAACCTTGCTCAGAATTTAAGAGATCAAATTGATACTTTTAAAATTACACAAATCATACATGATGGATGGGGAATGTGGTTTGCAGGAGATAAAGAGAAAAGAGGACCGAGTAGATATGGAATGCCTAATAGAGTTCATGTAGGAATTGCTGAAAAAACACCTGATGATGTAGGTGGTGCTACAGGTGTAGGTTCCCAAGCAGCAATAGCAAATAATCAAAGATCTATCATGAAGAAGGCACTTGAAGGTGGTGATGGATCTACAGGTGACGCTGCAATGAATATCCGAAAGGTATTAACTCAAGGTGCAGCAGCAGAGGGTGGTGCTAAAAAAGGAGATTTTGGTGGTAATTACTTCTTAGATTTACTTGGTGACAATAGTAAAATTAGTGATTCGTTTATGAGTAAAGGTGATTTAGCAAAAGGATATAATGCATTTGAATTAGCACAAGACGATAATTTTATTACAAATTTCTTATATAAGAAAGGGGCAGATGAGAATCAAGCAATGAATTATATGAATTTGATTGATGGTGATGCATTTACAAAAACTCCTACATTTACAGACTCTGATTTCATGTCTTTCTCCGATAGCTTGAAGATCGGTAATAGCATGTATACTAAAGAAGGTCAAGGTGCTAAAGAATACTATGCGTCTAAGAATGCAGGTGTTACTGACGATACTATAAAGAAGAAAGCAAATAATCAAAATCAAAGAGGATCAGCGTTTCAGTCTAAAAAGAAAGATAGTTTAGTTAGTAGAGCACCTAAAGGAACCTCTAATGTAAACTCTGGTGCAAGTCAATTTGGATCAGCAAATCAATCTTCAGATGATAAGAGTAAAGAATATTATCAAAAGAAAGCAGCAAAAGATAGACAGCATGCTACCAGTGCAATGAATGATAAGATTCAAGCAACTATTCAAGCAGCATTAGCAGCAGTTCAAGCACATAATGCAGGAGTCACAGCAACGGTTCAGTCTGAGAATCAAAAAGTTATGCAAATGTTGAAGAGTGCTCAAAGTATGGCAGCAAAAGTAGCAGCAAAGAAAAGAGACAGACAACAAAATCAAAACCAATCTGCAGTCGCTTAAATTATGCCAAGTACATTAAGAAAAAGTTCAATCAAAATATCCAGACCTGGTGAGGCACAATATCGTCTCAGCATGTATAGAGATGGTGAAAGGTTGCAGAACAAAGAAGGTGCATTTAACTTAATAACTTTTTGCAGAGGTTGGGAGATATATGAATCTATAGATTTACATACAATGGAATGTGAATTTATATTTGAAGATGCTGCAGGTTTAATTGGTTCAATGACAGGAACCGAGATATTTAAATTAGAGGTACAAAGTTTCCCTGTAGATAGAACATATTATTTCAGATCATACGGAATATATGATAGAATAAGAGCAGGACAGACTAACGAAGTATATTTTATTAGATGTTATAGTGATGAGTTTATGAAAAATGAATCTATAAATGTTTTTGGAAATTCAGAAGTAATATTTAATAATAATGCAAAGGCAGAAAATATTATTGAAACATTATTGAGAGATAAGAATTATCTTGGAACTACTAAAAATGTTTTTACTGAAGAAACTTTAAATGAACATTCATTTATTGTACCTAACTGGAGACCATTTGATGTTATACCTTGGGTCTTACTAAGAACTATTCGTAAGTCACAGAAAGGTGGTAGTTTACAAAATGGATTTGTATTTTTTGAAAACTCCTTAGGATTTCATGCAAAATCATATGATAAAATGATTGAGGATATAGAAAAACAAAGAGAGAATGTAGAAACAAATCCTGCCACAGGACAAGCTAAAATGTATCAATACATTCATGATATTAAAAATACAGAAAGTCCTATTGATAATCAGTTTTTAATCGATTCAGTAGTATTTCCTGATGAAGCAAAGACTATGGAAAATCTTAGACATGGAATATACTCTGGTTATAGTGTTGGGTTTGATCCTGTATCCATCACATCATCTAAGATGGGATTGAGTAAAGATATGTCAAGTACAGCATATACTTATAATCTTGAAGATATCTGGCCAAAGATGGCACATTTAAATGCAGGTAAATCTGTAAATCCATTAATTAATATGGATGAGGGTATAAGATCTCAAATGTACAATCCAAAAAGAGTTAGATATTGCGGTTTACCCAACCAATCATTTGATCCTAAGTTCCAAAACAATCCCCAAGCATCTTATGAACAACTTGCAGAACTTCAAGCGTATAGGTACATAAGAAAAGCTACACTCAACCATATCAGTTTAAAAATTACCATACCTGGCAACTTAGACTTATATCCTGGTGCAGGTATAGACATTATAGTACCAAGTATTGCTAAGTCTGGAGGTGGATATGGTAGAAGCACTAAGGTTGATCGTAAGTATAGTGGGCGTTACCTGATAAAGAACTTGACACATTCGATAACTCAGGATAAACTAAGAACAGAATTAGAACTGATGAAAGACTCTGTTCTAAGATAAATAGTTATGTATCACGAGGTACGATTATGAAAAGTATAGAAGACCACATTAAAAAAGATCAAGAGATCGTTAGCGATCCATTAGCAAACCCTGCTGCTCGCAGACATGCTAAAGAGGAGTTACACGACTTAGAAGAGTATGCAGAGCATCACAAAGAAGAGATAGAAGCAGGAGATCATCATGATCCTAATGCATTAGAAATATTCTGTGATTTGCATCCTGATGAACCAGAATGTTTAGTGTATGACGATTGATGAGTATCTTTTAGGACACTGGCACAATAGACAACAAGCACAAAGTAATCCCCATTGTTTTTCTCAATGCGAGATAATATGGGAAAAAGAAGGGGAATTCTTTGTTTCAAAAAACTTTTATAGAGCAGAGGGAGAACATAATCCCTATCGGCATAAGAAACATAAATGGCAGCAAACGTCCTCTACAACTGGGATTATGGAAAACTATCGTCTTGACTTGACAAGGCATGAAGAATGTGATATGATGTTTACATTCTACGATAACTCGTGGCATGGTAAATTAGATAGTACCAAATGCCTCGGTGAAAGAGGTAATCGTATTATTTCAGAGGTACATCTCTATGGTGACAAACTTACTTCAAAGGATCAAGGGTTTGACGATAAAGGAAATCTCGTTTGGGGTACTCCTAACCTGTTTCATTTTATTCGGCATTAGTGCTTGTACAGCACCTATAACAGATCCTACTCCTAATCCGTCAACATTATGGAAATTAAACAAAAATTAAGAGCACAAGTGAAAAGTAAATTTTACTATTGGTTCTGGGGACTTGCTACCGTATCAGTATTTGCAGGACAAATGTATGTTGGTAGTGGATACCGTAGAATGGCAGAGACATCTGAAGCAATCTCTGCAGATATAAATTTACTGGTAGAAGTGCTTACTACACCTCCGAGTACACAAGGTCGTGTAAATCCAAGATATTATTAAGTAAATCTATAGACATTCTTAAATTATTGGTGTTTTGTTAGGGTTCCATGATAAAATAGTATGATAATATACAGGAGTAACATGAGTGGGGATTTTCACTTTCACAACGATCAACAGCCAGCAGTAAGATATTGTACAGATTTGACAGATGATGAATGGGTTGATTTCGTAGCGATTAAGAGTGCAATATCAGAAAATCCATCATCAGTTCATCCAGAAAAAATGGAATATTTTACAGAACTTTTAGTCAAGACAAATCGTACAGTTAAGATAGCGAAAGCATGGAGAACAGGAAGTCCATTACAGGGATAAATAATAAAAAAACTGTGTAAATAAATGGCATCGACCATTGATGGTATATTTAACGAAAGAGAAGTAAATTTCATCGGTAAAGATGGTTTCTTCTGGTGGGTTGGTGAAGTTGAAGACAACGAAGACCCTATGGAACTTGGTAGGGTTAAGGTTCGTATTCTTGGATTCTACACAAATTTTCAAGGAGGAACTGTAGCAGACTTACCTTCTAATGCATTACCTTGGGCAACAGTATTACAACATACTTCTCAAGCAGGTAACGATGGGCAAGGAGAATCAACAGGTCAATTGCAACCTGGTGCTGTTGTTATGGGTTTCTTCATGGATGGAGAGCATGCACAAATGCCTATAGTTATAGGTGTGATGAGAGTTAATAAGTCGGATGCAACTAAAAAAACAAGAGATTTTTCTTTTACAGATCAAGAGATACCAATAGGTGTAGCACCTAATAGTTCTGCTATACATCCTGGCGATAAAAATACAGCAAATCCTTTAGCACCATTAAGACAGAGTACAAATAATACAGTAGCAGTGCCTGGTTCAACTACAACTGAGATTGGTGGTAGTGGATCTCCTAAGAATGTGGGATCATTTAAAGGTATATTTGGTAGTTCTGCTAACCCAATTAAACCATTAGACCCTACTAAACCAATACCTGCAGCAAATGGTGTTGGAGGTCCTTGGAAGACATTAGAATATAAACTTTCATATTTAATAGAAGATCTTGCTTCTACTGCAAGTCATCTTGTAAAGGCAGAGGGTGGTGATTATCTTGACTTGGTAAGTGGTAAATTAATTACTAAGGCAGAATTAACAATCAATATCAATAATTACTTGGGTTCTTTGTTTGCTCAGGTCATATCTGCTATGCGTCAAGCATTAATTAACTTAGCAGAGGATCTTAAACTTGCTAATATGTTACTGCTATCTACAGGAGTTCCATATAATATCATAACTTCAGTTCAGACAGCAATTACAAATGTATTAACTTCGGCATGTGCATTAGATGCGTCTATTGCAACATATACTGTTACACCATTAAAGACAGTTACAGACGTTCTTGATAATTATCTTCTTGCTTGTGTTGACAAATCTACATTTGTTGTTAATACAGTAGATGTTATTACGTCTAATATAATTACAGACGTTGCAAAAATAATTAAAGATGTAGGAGATTTAACTAAATCAATTACTACAACAGTAAATGGTGTAGGAGAAGCAACTACTATAATTACCGCATGGGAACAATCAACTGGCATATTTCATTTACAGACTGCAGTTGAGTATGATGTTGTTAATATCTCAGGTATTATTCAATTAATAACTGATTTTGATAATAAAGTATGTAAGAGAACACTTAATGCAAATAAATCTGCAGGATGGTATCCTTTAACTGGTATTACCACTACAAATAAAACTAATACTATATTCAGTCAACTATATGATGATGCAGATCCATACTTAACTTCTGCAAAAAATCATGTCAATGGGTCGTATGAATTGTATCTTGGCACTCCTGGTCGTCAAGGTGAAGTACAAAAGAAAGTAAATGGTACAACTCATACCTCTTTATTGTATAATAACTCTCATTATGCAGAGAAGAAAGCAAGAGATCAATACAGACAAGACAATCCTGATGCTACTGAGGCAGAGATTGCAGCAGCAGTTGAAGCATATAGATTAAAACAAACAAATAATAAAGGTGATGTTGGATCAACAGTTGCAGATCATATATCATGGGCAGGTGTATTAACACAAGAGGTTCATGGTGATGATTGTAAATTAGTCAATGGTACATATGCAAGAACTATTGATGGTGATTATCATTTAAAGATAACTGGCAACTGTCATTTAGAAGTTGGAGGAGGATTCTTCCTAAGTGCTGAGGGATATGATGCAAGTACAAGTACAACACAGAAACACGCAATTAAATTTGGATCTGATGTTGACATGAATATTGTAGGTGCTGCATTAGAAATGCATAGTGCTGAGTTTAAATTAGACTCTACTGTAACTAAAATGACTGGTATACAATATGAAAACTCATATCAACAGCAGTCAAATAGTGGATTAGAACTAACTTTCAATGCAGAGAGTTCTATTGAAATAGTCACCCCACATATATTAGAACTCATCAATACAGAAAAACCAACGAGCAATAAGCAACTTGTTGGTAAGAG